AAGTGAGCCTCGCCTTTGACGCCGAACCATTTGAGGACGTCCATCGGCACTTCGCGACCCGCGTCCGTGGGAAGAATGGCCCCGTGGATATTGGTCGAGATGAACGAGAATCCGTCTTGCGTGAGTGCCATTGTATTTGCGTATTACGGCGTGCGGGTGAGTGCGTGAGCGGCGTGGACAATGGGAACTTCAACGCGGCGTGGCGGCGGCTTGGCGTCGACTTTTGCGTCGCGGTTGTTTTTCTTCTTCGTCTCGTCTTTGATTTCCTTGAGTTCCTTAACCGCCTCTTTAATTGTATCCGCCAGTTCTAACAGTCCCGAGCCAATGCGTTCATCCTCAGCGGAGGGAGTGCGGGGAACGGTTTCGCGAACCCCAGCATAATTTGTCTTGCTTTGTACGGTTTCTGTAGTTGCGAGGCGCCGCCCAGCCTCTTTGCGAAGCTCACCTTCTGCGGCGGTTAGTGAGCCTTCTTCAAAAATTCCCGACTTTCCCTCGAACGTTGCGAGTGCTATTTTTTGGGAGAGGTCGGAGACTTTCGCGGCCTTGAGGTTTGCCGTCATTGCCTCTCGGGCAATTCCGGTTTCAGCGCCGGACAGATCCCCGAGAGCCTGCCTGTCAGCGTTCGCTTCGGAACGCCGTGCAACGGTGTCGAGCTTCACGTGTGGCGACGCAGCCATTGCTGCACGCGTACTGTCAACCATTTTTGCGTAGTCGGCTCGGTCACCGAACTCTGCCCTATTTTCGTCGTACCACTGCCGAGTCTTTGAACCGGCAGTCAGCATCTCGCGGACTGCAACAGTGCCGCCAGCTCGCGTTTCAATCTTGTTGACTCTTTTTCCTTTCCAAGTTCCACCACCGTGTTCTAATGCTTTTTTAAGTTTAGGGTTTGCGTCAACGATTGCGAGTTGCTCGTCGAGCGGCAAATCCCCTAAAACTTCATTAAGTTGTTCCTTGAACCGAATCGACTGCGAGCCGGATTCCTCGCCGGTGAGATCGTTCATCGATTTTGACATTGCGGCGACTAGCGATCCTGCCTCCACCTCCGTCGCTCCCATGCCGAGCACTTTATTTACCGCCGGAATGGTATTGGTCGTAAGATTAGCCTCGCCTTTGGTGCTAGAAAGTGCAGCGACTTTCAGTCCATACCCCGCCGCCTCTTTTGATGTCATTCCGGTACGCGCGCGTGTTGCTCCCGTCGCCGCCGCACCAACCGCAAGTGATTCCGATGACTCCTCTGGAGACAAGAGGAGTCGTTCCTTTGCATCGGCGATTGCCTTTTCGGCGTCTTCCTTAGTCGTCGCACCGGCCGCCGCCGCCGCGCCTTCGATTGTCTTCATTACCTTGTATGGCGAGACGCCAGTTTCTTTACTGAGGTCTATAGCGTGGGCCTTCAATTCTTCTGGCGAGAGCAGGCCGCCGAATGCTTTGAATGCCCCTTTTTCGGCAACGGCATATTCTCGTGTTTTGTCAGCAGCCGTTTTGTGTCGCTCCTTCAGGTTTTCGTATTCACGCTTTACTTGCATCACGATTACGAGCATTCCTGCGGCGACAGAACCAATACCAGTAAATGCGGCCAAAAACCTCGCCACTTCGGCGGTGCCCTTGATAACCGAACTTCCGACGCCGCCAGCCGCTGACTCGACTTTCTGCAGTTCGGCCTTGACCTTCGCGGAGTCTGCAGCGAACTGTTTTTCGCTAATCGACCCCTTGGCGAATGCATCGCTCAACTGTCCGAGCTTCGCGCGCAGCTTGTCGGCCTGCGTCACCGCGGCTATCTGCGCTGTGACCATTTCCTTAACGCCGGCGGCCGCTTTTCCCGCCTGCATGCCCTGCGCCTGCATCAACGCGGCGCCTGCCTGCTCGACGCCACGGCGATACGTCTCCTCGTCGATCCCGCCCGCCTTGCCTTCGGCGCCGGCCTGTCGCATCGCGAGCAGCTTTTTGCGTTCCGCGGAGTATTTTTCCAGTGACGTCCGAGTCTTATCGTACACGGCCGCGGCTGTGCGATCGGCTTCCGACGCTTTGCGGGTCGCAATCGCTTCAGCCTCTTTGGCTTCGGCGGCCGCGATGGCCTCTTGTGCTTTCCGCTTCGTCTCGGCGTCGTCGCCGCCAGTCGCCGCGTGGAACTTCCCTAATGCCTGACTGTATGCCTTGGCCCTTTTCTCTTCCGAGATGAGTCCTCTTTCGGCGAGAAGATTCAGTCTCGCGTTTTGTGCGATCAGTTTTTCGAGCGGCGATTGGGTTGCCTCTAAAACCTTCCGCGCTTCATTGCCGAGGTTCTTGTAGGACCGCCCGAGTGCGTCCGTGCCAGACGTCAGTGTGGCGAGCTTGCCCTTGAGCTTGTCCGTCTCCGCGCCCTGTGATCGGAACGAGTCCATCACGTCGCGATCTTCGGCGGTCATGCTGATAACGACTTCGTCGCTCACGGCGGCTCACTCTGCGAAATGAAAGTCAAACCAAGTCGGGCAATGCGTCGGCAGTAGCCCCTGCTCCCACCGTCGCATGATCAGGTAGCGGGGGGTTCTGGCGATTCCCCATTTTTTTTTTGCGATTCGGCGGCGACGATCTCGGACCAATCCACAGTTGCCATCGCGCAGTGAATCGCGTTCTGTGTCGTGAACAGTTCCAACTCGGAGATCAGTTCAGGCAGGATTCGATAATTGAGCGAGAGCGCGAACGTCAGGTAGTGGAACCAATCCGCCGGGACTTTGATTTGCTCGGCGTCCGGGTTCAGGGCGAACCGCTGATACCAGTCCCGCGACTTCTCCCAGAACTCACGGAAACGCTCTTGGATGACGAGCGTCACGTCGCCGGTGTTCGACAGCCTGAAGTTGTGCGGGAGCATCGCCGCGTTCGGCACGATCCATTCATGGCTGTCGCCCAGCTTGCACAGGTAACCCGTGTAATTCTCTTCGCGGATCAGGTCTCTCGGTCCCGGCGGACTGTCTTTTTCCCACCCGATCCAAAACCGCGATGCCGCAAGTCCATCGCGCGCAATGGCGGCAACCCATCGTTGCCGATCGGGTGCGAACACGACGGGCTGTTGCGGGTGACGCGACCGCCAGGCGAAGAGCGAGCCGCGACCATTGTCCGGTCCGGTCGGCGTCGCACACTGTTCGTGATCGGTGACATGATCCGCCAAGCCAACGGCTTTGAGTTGATCAGGCCCGGCGTTGGTGTTGCCGGAAATATAGATGAGGTAGTGCATTGTGTTTCGTGATGGTGGTTATATGATGAGGTATGTCGCCGTTTCGTTAACCTACACTCACGGACTCGTTGCCGCCAGGGATTTCGTGATAGCCTTACCATAAAGACGCAGCACGGCGCGGCCGCTTTTTTGTCCGTCCGCCTGTGCGCTTTGAGCACAAATGATTCCGCTAGCGAACGTCAGTGAGATGTCCGTCGTGCTGCCCACTAACGTGCCGCCGTCAGCTTTCTTGCGGAAGTAGCACACCGCCGAAGACATCGCTGTGAACAGGGGCGAGTAGGTGACGAGTGAGGCGAAGTCAACGAACGTGATGTCAAAATACGGATCGACGCTCTCAATAAAGAGCCGCATCGGATAGACCGCGCCTTTATCCCCCTCGTCCACAACCTTGATTCCGAAGTTGCACGAGACGCCCTGCACGCCGCCCACTTCGGTGCCATTGACGGTAACCGGACCTAAATCGAATTCGTTGACGAACGTCTGAGCCGCGAGCGTCTGCGAGCCGGCAATTGCAACGGGTGCCGTCTGTCCGTCCGTGGACCGAAAATATGTCGTCAACTTCGCCATCGCCGCTTCGTCGCCCTGATTCGCACTGATCGAGTCAAGGACCGTCAGTCCGTTCGCACCGGTGATCTTAGTCGCCGAGCCGGATCCGGCGAGCGTGCCACCGTTCGTCCGCGCGTTGAACGGGATCGCAATGGTGCCCGTCGCGACCGCAAGGCCCGTCGTCGGATCGACGGCATTCAGCGCCGTGTATAGATCAGACGAATCAAAGGACGCCTTCGGCCGCGAGTAACGGCCGTAAGTCGCCTGAGTGAGGAAGCTGCCCGAATTGCGAGCGCGTTGGATTTCCGCGCCGGCGTCGTACTGACTGCTCTTCACCTGCGCCAGCGTGAGTGCTCCGAGAATTGCATCGTAGGCAACAACTGACATGATCGTTTTCCTTTCAAGTTACACGCCGCGGAGTTTCCGCTTGCGTGGGGTCTTTCTGGATTCGGCGACGTAGACTTCGCGGAACATGGCAACCATCGCTGTTTTCTCTTCCGGCGTGATCGCTTCCAGTTCCGCCCGTTGTTGATCCTTCATCGGGAAGTAGTTCCGCAGGTAGATTCGCCCGCGGGTCTGTGTCTTCGTGATTCGCGTGTTCGCGCGGAGGGTGCGTCGCATCCGGCCCGTAAATACGTTCGGGAGATTCTGTCCTGTGAGTGCGAGTTTTCTGGCTTGCCACTTCGACGAACGCGGGGCGTATCCGTAGGCGCCACCGGGTTCCGTCTCGGGGACTTTTTTGAAATGCTTGCCAAGTGTCGTGTTGACGTGATTGACGAGCACTCGCTCGAAACCGACGCGCATAATCTCGCCATGCCGTCGCTTATTGACGAGTCGCTGTTGCACCGTGAATTTAATAAGCGGCGGCATTGTGATTGTTCGTTCATCCGTCGAGTTTCAAGGCCCACTCCGTAAACCAATAATGAGCGCCCTGATTGACCTTCTCTTTGCATGGGTACGCCGGACAAGATTCATCGAACTCCTTTACGTTGAGATATGTTCCGCTCCCGGCGAGCGCTGCCATTTGTTCGATGATGGTTTCTACAAGTTGCTGAAACCAATCGAATTGCCCGTTGAAGTCGCTCAATAAATTGTCTGGCGTGGTGAATTCCAAGAGAACAAACAAGTCGCCACGCAAGGCCCATGAACCCGGGCCAGTGGCGATTCTCGTAAGTCGGCGGCCCGGCATCGGACCGACCGTCGCGCGCGGCATCGGATGCGATCCGTCGTCGAGCGAGTCGGCACGATGGATTGATTCTAGCGCCTCCGTTGTATTTGCCGCACCCACCACAGCTTGAAACTGTGCTGAGTTCGCAAGCAGAATGCAGGCGTTGTCGATCGGTTTCCACAACCATTGAGCCATTTAGGTTATCGTCCATATTGTGAGCTTCGCTCGCTCGTTGTTCGCGTTGAGTAGCGGCGAATCACGTGCACGACACGCAAGCTGCCGAACGGTTCGTCAATTGCGTCTGTTTCAAATCGGGTTCCGCGAATCAGCCAGCCGTCGTTTTTGGTTACGGCCTGATCGTCGAGAAGTCCGATTTGTCCTTTGATAATGAAGCCCGGCCCGCGGTCATTGTTTTCCGACTGCGGATCGAGCGTGACGATTGCGGTTACGTCTTCCGTGCTGTCCTCACTGCCGGCCACGTACCGCGTCACATCCTCTCCGGTGAGTGAGTGACTCAACGGAGAGGCAAATGACGCGAGTATTTGACTGGCGATTGAGGACACAGACCACTCCGATTACTTCGTAATATTACCGAGCAGTTCAACGGCCTCTTCGTACATAAGCTTTTCATGCGTGTCGGCACGGCACCGAACTTTATCGGCGCGGCTCTCGACGCTGTAGTACGTCTCCATCGCAACGAGAATTTGAGAACCGTCATCACCCAAGTGGCATGTGCGACCGACACACGGAAATGTGATATCTGCACCCTGCGGGGCAATACGCGTAACGGCCGCGTATTCGTCGTCCCAAATCTGAGTGAGAGACGCTGATTGACCCTCCTTGGCGGAGTTGTACTGCGCGCCGCCGACGAGGATGTTTTCCAGGTCGAACACTGCCGCAAGCATCTGACGCGTGACGTCGCTTGGTTTTGCCGCTACGCCAGCACCATTGGCAGTAATACGGTCAATAACCTGTGGGTTATTTCGCAAATTGCGAAAAACCTTCAAACTAATAACGAGCGCGTTGGCGATGATACCTTTATCTGAAAGTCTCTGAACCGCGGACTCGACATCATTAATCGGCTCGCCGGCGGAGACGTTCCATTCGTTACTGACATTAGTCGGACTGAATGTAACAGAATCAAACACAAGAGCAGCGACCAGCCGCTCCATATTCGTCATCACGATATTACGCGACAGACGAGCAGCGATGGCCTCGGCATTGAAATAATTCATGTAAATCGCTGCGTTGCGACGATCAACGAGAACCGAAATACCATTTTCTTTGGTGGCATAAGTGTCGTCGGTAAATTCGAAACTGGCCTCGTTGTATTCGCCGTGAGAACCACGCTTGGTATCAGCGGCACGCATCAACGATTCAAGCGTGATCTTGCCGAACGGACCGGCCTGCAGTCCGACGTCGATCGACGGGAATACCTGCAGTGCGATCATTTTCGACTGATTCATTTCAATGTCGAATTCTTCAAACAGCCCTTGCAGGTCGGGCCGAAGATTCGCAATCAGTCTCTCTGGAGTGGGGGAAGCCATCGGGGAAACCTTTCATTTCCCCTCGTGTTGTTTACTTATGTGTGAGAAAAAAAGCCCCGGCTTCAGCGGCCGCATCCGCCGGGACTCACGAGGGATCTCCTTTAACTGGCGGTCGTAATCGTTATCGCGTCAAACACCTTGGAGGTGCCATACGCAAACCAGTTCGTGCCGTCGCAGTACACTTCGACCATATCGCCGGCGACGGCCTTACCATCGACTAACGAAATTGTATCTCCACCACTGGTTTCGCTGTCTGCCGTCCCGCCAGCGTCCTGAGAGCAGACAATATTACCCTTGATGATATTGGACGAACTGTTGGTGACAATCGTGTAGCTCGCACCGGACGGTGCAGCGCTGACAATCCAGCGGTAACGCAGACCGGCGGCCGGGTCCGGGAGGGTCGAAACAAATTCGGTCGCCGAATTGAGGAAAAATGTCGTTCCCGATTCGGCTGCACTGATCACATCCGTCGCGGTGACAACTTCGGTCGCGTCGGTTCCGGTCGGTGTGGTAATAACTGGTGATGTCAGTGTGGGAGTCGTCAACGTCGGTGACGTCAGCGTCTTGTTTGTAAGTGTTTGGACAGCGGCAGCACCAACAAGCGAATCATTCGCATCACCTACAAGCGTGTATGTGCGGTCGGCTGTTAACGTCGCTGGCGGCTTGACAATGGCTTTAAAGTCGCCGGTTCCGCCGGTCTGACTACCGAGTGCGGCCCGCGGCTTACCGAGATCACTGTCAGTTTCGAACGTCGCGGCCGTTGTCCCGCTGATCGACGTGGCAATATCGCTATTATGCGTCGCCAACCCCTCGATTACGTCAAGGTCTGCTGTCGCGGCTTCCATTGCCTTGCCTTCGATGACAGTCCCCGTCGCTGCGACCTTACCAGACGCGGCGGCATAAAACCCGTTACCCGCGCTGATCGCTTCTGACGCGACAAACTTGCGAGTACCTTCCGCTGTGATCAACCGCACCGTACCATCCGTGTAGCCTGACGCGAAATTAGAGTCGGCAAATGTCGCCGATTCGAGCGTGCCAATACATGGGTCGGTTGCGCCGGCGTACTGCAAGACGCCAGCAACAATCTTGACGCGACGATTCGCCGCGAGAGCCGCGCCGGCCGCAAATGTTTTCGTGGGACCGTGAACAAATTGAGACATGGGGAAACCTTTCATTTCCCCTCGTGTTGTTTGTGTTTTATTGGAACTGCTCGCGATTCAGCGGCCGCATCCGCGCGAGCGTGACATAGGTGTTTGTCTGGTTAACCGACTTTGCGTTTCGAGTTTTCGTTGAACGCGGCGAGGTACGATTGATGCAAGTCGGGATTCTCTTTGACGAGAGCGGAGATCGCCGACGCCTTTGACTTCCCTGCCTTCATCTTCTCGGCGACAGCTTCATTCCATGCCGCAATCGGGTCGCTGGATTCTTCCGCAACCGATCCACCTTTGCCGCCGTCCACCAGCGGTTTAACGCCGTTGCCATTAACAAGGCTGGCCTGCTGTTGCGTCTGTTTTTTCGCGAGTTCGACTTTCGCTGCATTTAGTTCGCAGTCGCGCGCGTCGATGCGGGACGTAAGCGTGTCGTCCCACGCGTCGCGAGCCTGCGCGACGGTTGCACCTTTCGCGAGTTGATCGGCGACGAACAAAGCGTCGTCAGCGGACGAAGTCGGCTTGCAGTTTTTGCAGGCGCCGACGATTTCGGAGAAAGTGGCGGGATTCGCCGCAGTCGATTCACTACTCATGGCAGAGCCTTTCGTGGTTTTGGATTTCGCGGCGAGTTCGGCGATCACCTGATCGAGCGACTTCACGCCGTCAATTAGTCCTTGTTCTTGTGCTTTTGCGCCGACGTGCACGCGTCCGTCTGCAAGTGCCTTGACTTGCGACAGAGACATTCCGCGGCCTGTCGCAACGCCGCGAATGAAATAGTCATTCAGTTCGTTCACGATCCGCTGCAACTCTTCCAGTTGCTTTGGTGTAACTTCCGTGCCTTCAACTCCCATGCCTTTGAATTCGCCGGCCCGAACGACGTGCACCTTAATTCCGGCCTGTGCGGATGCCTGTGATGCGTCTTCAATCGCTGCAAATGTGCCGATGCAACCGATCATCGCCGTAGTGTTGGCAAAAACATTCCCGGCTTGAGACGCGATCCAATACGCTGCCGACGCGCCCAAATCTTCGATGAATGCGACAGTTGGCTTCTTCGTGTTTGCAGCCGCGACGTCTGCCGCGAGGTCTTGTGTTCCCGATACCGTTCCACCGGGCGAGTCGATCCGCACGACGATTGAACTGACCGAATCATCTTTCACCGCGGCGCGAAGTGCGGCGCGAGCCTCAACAGTTGATGTGCCGCCGGACAGACTGCTTACGTATTTCATCAACGGACCGGAGAGCGATACAACAGCGACGCCGCCGGGTAGTTTTTCGTAAGAGGTATCAAGCGATACACCGCCGGCCGTGTGACGAGCTTCAACGTTTGCACGAATATCAAGAGCATTGATCCGCTCCACGGCGGCGCGGAACGGCTCCTCCATGATTGCCCACGGGCCGAAATACTGATCAATGTGCGGTACATTTAATTCGGAGATCATGCGGGCTGCCCCTTCTTTTGCGTCGCCCCGGACTTTACGGGCGGCATGTCCTCTTGTGCAGCGACGGTGATCGTCACACCGTCTGGCGTCGGAAGGCTGATCAATTCCCGCCAGTGAACCGGCGAATTGTCGTCTTTGAATTCCTTATTGAGTTCGGCGGCGGCTTTTTTCGCCGCGCGAATCGCATACAGGTTGTCAGCGACTGTCTCATCAGCAACGTCTTCCCAATCACGGCCACGTTCCGCGTGAAGTCGCCGCGGGCTGTTGCGTACGTTGCGTTGACGTAAGAGGTCGGTCTGCGCGTCCTGCAGCGGCTGAATGTACGGCCACGTCGGCGGATTCCACTTGCATCGAAAAACATTAACACCGGACTTTTGAGCAACCGCAGCAATTTTTGGATCGTCGTCCATAGCACGACGCGCACGCCAGCTATATGTCTCACGATGCAGGCGGTCTCCGAGCCATCCCTGGTTATGACGGAACCCCTTCCGCGCCTCATCGACAGCCCCACGAAATCCGGAAAAATTTGTCTCACTGCCATCCATCAGCATTACGCACAGTGGCAATCCGATATTAATTCCGTACAGCGTGAGCAACAGTCGAACGTGATCGAAAAACTCCGCGTTCGGCACATGTGGAGAGAATCCTTCGATTTCCTCTCCGGCTTCGCCGATCAGTTCAATTCCAGGTGCAATCCCCTCAATAATTCGTGATGTGCCGTCGGCGCGGGTCTCTGTAGTTCTCTCACCGACTTGACCAGGCTTACCTCCTGGAGGTGTCCAGCCTGCATTCCGCTTACGAATGAACGCTACACACGAAACAATTTGAGCTTGCACAAGTTTTGCAAAGTTCAAATCCTCAAACATACCAGCGATATCAAACACCGGAGCAAGCGCCGACACGCCGCGTGTCTGTGTGATCCGCTTTGGGTCATAAATATGAAACACTTGCCGATTGCCGTTAGAGTTTCTGGCTTCGATCGGAGTGATTTCGTTTACTCTGTTAACACTTCCGTTAACGCCAACGTCCTCTTTTGTGAACCAATATTCCAGACGGCGACGTTGATCGTCGAGCATCACGCCGAGAACTACATTTTTTTTTGTGCCGCGTGGTGTGCGGCAGCGATGCGCCTCAAGCAACTGCAGTCGTCCCGATTCGAGCGGCAGCGCAAAACAGTCACCGTCTAGAAACGCGTGACGCAAGGCGAGTCGCGCCATCGCGTGAAAGTTCCTCTCGCCAGCCGCGTCGCACTCATCGGGATTACTTGCCCATTCTTCCCACCGGTTGTACAGTTCGGTATTAAGACCGTCGTCTCCGGTGTCAGGATCTGGATTGATTCCAGATTGCAGAATATTCGTGCATGCGCGATCAAGTGACGTTCCAATCAGGCAGTCGTTGCGGTCCATATCCCTCGCGACTTCCATCAACTTCCACATGTCGTTTTCGTTACGGAAGTGATAATCAGCGTGAGATCCCGTCGAGAGAATACCCGTGCGACGACGACGGAACCGGCCGGCCTTTGCGGCGGCATAATCAGAACGCATATCGTTAAATGCGTCCTGGACAGATTCAGGATTTACGCGGGTTCTGCGGCTCATCCCCGGAAGTCCTCCAGAGAGAATGATCGCGAACCGCTTGGAACGCCAGATGCGGTACTGTTCGCCGACAGCCACACGCGAGCGTCACGCATCATCTTTTCGATTGACGCGACGCTCATTTGCATTTCCTGACCGAGTGCCCTAAACACCGAAGGGTTGCCGAGAATGAACCGGCACGCCGTAATGAACTTGCGGCACTTCGACGCGTCTCCGTCCTCTTCGTAAGAGGCGTTGTCGCGAAATGATGCCCGCACGTCATCTTCGCTGCTCGTGGAATCCAAATCTGCCATATATACTGTTTCGTAAATAACTAAGTGTTTTTTCCTTAAAACCATTAGTTATTTGAATTATTAGCTTCGGATGCTTCGGATTCATCGGACTGAACTTCGACTTGCTCGATCAGCCACCGGACGGCTTCGGCTGGAGTCGTCACACGCTTACCGTTTTTCAAACGGGCCTGCGATGCGTCCAGGCCGTCCACAATGCGTCTTAATGTCTCTGGTTGCGCTCCACTGAGTTGTACATCCACGTGTCGCGCACAGTATCCAGACCTCTGTTCGGCGAGCGGAATTTTTATAATTGCGATGTTTCCTTCGGAAATTTCCGGACGGGAAGTTTCAGAAGCGGATTCGTTATTTATGTCTTTGTCTTTTTTCAGCATTGTCCCTCAGTTCCTCTCTGTAATGAAAAACGGTCTACCGTCCGGTGTTGTCAACGCGGCACGCGGTTTTCTCTTTTTGGCGGCGGCAACAACATGCGGCTCAATCACGCGAACTCCGGCGAGGTGTCCAGCTGCACACGCGTTATACAGCGCGTCAAACCAGTGATTATCCCGCTTCACGCGTTCCCACTTCGTGAATGTGCCTCGCTTTTGGTCGAATTCTTCGACCTGTTTTTCTGAAGTCAAATGTTTGGCAATCGCGAGGTGCTCTTGCGGTGACGCGGCGTGCAGCACAATCGAACCAGGTGACGCGACTCCCTCTTTCGTGATCGGTGACGTGAGTCGCGAATGCACAATACTTTTCCAATGGTCTGCATTCACCTCCACCAGAAAAACACCGTCCTTTTCAATCCATGAAATGTGATATTCCTCGCCGATGTGTTTAACGACTGCCCCGGTGCTCTTCGGCTCGTTGTATTTTTGCGTGTATGTCTGTCCGGCCCCGCGGCCGATCGACGGCATAAACATTCGCCCCGACTCGCGGCAGAATTGGTAGACGACTTCCGGCTTATACCCCGAGTCGATAAACGTGTATTCCGGTGTCATTCGCTTACCGCTCGGCATCTCCCACCCGACACTACACACTTCGTCACGGAACTGGCGAATTGCGAGCAGCAAGGCCCGCTCAACGCCGAGAGAACTGCTCGCGACTTCGATCCGGTCATAGGCGACGACTTGACCTACCGCGCCCGGCTTCCAGGCAACGGCAATCCAGTGACAGAGCCACTTGCCAAGGTCGATCGCGCACGTAATGTGCTCCGTCCCATCGGGAATAAAGCCGCGGCGAATCTGTGACGTCCGGCGGACGATTTGCTGTGCGTCGAGAGTTACACTATCCCATACGGACGGCTGATGCGGCAGACACCAAACAAACTGACACATCTCGCGTTCTGCGTTATCCTCGTTTTCAGCGCGTGCCGCCCTCCACTCGTCGGACCCAATATCGCCGGCCGTGACGAACAGGTTATTGACAGCACTCCATCGAAAACCGAGCGTGTCCGTCTGCGGAGAATCCCCGATAATCTCACCAGTTGGTGTAACGTCCTGTCCCTTGTGCACAAGTCTCATGCTGGCGTTTGCTACCTTGCGATCGTCCTCACTCCATTCCTGACCACACGCCGGACAGTAAAACGCCGAGCGTTCGCGGGCCGGCTCTACGTCTTCTGCTTCCTGCCATCCAATAAGCGAATCACGCTCCGGAGTGACGTAAACACTGCAGTGCGGACACGGGAGTAAAAGCCGCGACGCGGTTCCGCGTTGGTATTCAATCCATGTGCGGCCTTTTTCCGTAGATAGCGTACACTCCATGTACACCCGTTTTCGCGAGCCATACGCACGCGTGCGGGCCTCTAATTGCGAGATACGATCGGACTCACGGCTATTGGACTTCTGTTCGTCCATGCCGTCCGTTTCAGTGATCATCAGCACGCGGGCCGTATATCCCGCAACACTCTTGTCACCACCGCCGCCGGTCATAAACCGGAGTGCCGCGCCATTACGAAACCGGATCGAAGTGAAGTCTCCGCCCTGACTGCCGGCCCCTCGCTTCGGAAGCAAGTCTCGAAATCGCGAGCACTCAATCGCCGGGAGTAAATCCTCTTGCCACTTGTCGCGTGCCATGTCCATGTTCGGCACGCCACAAATTACCGACTCCCCAATTTCAAAAAGGTGATAGAGAGTCGGTGTGATAAAGCAGATCCACGACTTGCCGCTCTGCGTTGGACCGGTCGCGTTGATGCGTCGCCAAGGCTTCGCGAATTCATCAAGAAGCAGTTTCGTAAACGGCTGGCGATCCGCCTTAAATTTGTGGCCGGCGAACGGGCCTTTCGGATGGATCAGTTCTTGTTCAGCGAACTCCCTAAACGAGCGCAGTCGCGGTGATCTTGCCTGCGCGGCAAAGTACCGGCATTCTGGCTCAATCGCAGACAGCAGACTTGCGACCATCAAAAACAGCCGAATCACGCGGCAATCTCCCTGTTCGCAGATTTCAAAAACTCGTCCATTTTTTCAACCGCCGAATCGATCGCCACGTCGAGAATATCCCCTGCGTCATTTCCGAACTGGCGCCGCAACGTCGCGCCGGCGTCGCGTATGACTGATGCCATCAACGAGAACGTCTCGTGCAACACGTCCCGATCAACGGCTTGACCCTCTCGTATCTCAGCGTCGATTTCCGCAATTCGCGCGCGAGCCGTTCGATATCGTTCAAGTGCCGGACTGTCACCGCCACCGCCGGATCCTAATAGTTCGTCACCGTCTACCGGAGCGGAGTCTCGTGAGCCGCGCCAGAGACCGACAGCAAAAACGCACCACGTGCCGTCTTTTTCTTGTGCCGGAAACCCGCCTTGCCCACGCCATTTTGTAATCGTATTGCGATCAACGTCGCACGCGGATGCAAGCTGCACGAGAGATGGAACATAACCGGGTCGAATGACTGTTTTCGGCATTCTGTGTGCAGTTCACGGTTTTCTATTAGTCCTCAAACCACGTAACTGACGGCACGCACACAGCCCACGCTGCAGCGTTACGCGTCGCGTCGCGTGACTCTTTCCACCATTTCCAAAGGCGTTCAAACACCTTGCCGAGAAGCCATGAAATAAACGCGCCGGCGATCAATCCGAACCCGACTTTGTCGCCGGCGGTTCGCATGTAGCGGCGTTTCATCCGCTCATAACCTGGTTTACCCATCGGGTGAAACGTGGCAAAATACTTCACACCGAGTTCGACGGCCTGGCTACACGCTTCAATGTGATGCGACTCGACGACGATCGGTTCCGGTCCTGCACAACACGGAGCACCGACTGCGGAAAATCCGCACGCGGTGAGACATTCGTCTTTGAGGTCGGATAGTGTGGTGATCATGGTTGTGATTGAAACCGGCGAGAGGGGCAGGGTGACCTGCCCCTCTCGATTATCTGCGGCGTGTTCGTCTTCGCGGGCTTCTATCACCTGAATTTCCCGCCTTGACGCACTCAATCGCCTTTCTCGACAACGGGTGGGGTATTGGGTTTTATTCGACCTGTTTGAGTTCTACGCGATACTTGCCGCGATTCGTCTGCACGCTGACAGCCGCTGGCAGCTCGCCTCGCACCGGACCGACGACGTCCGCGCCGAAGTGCAAGCCGAATTTCTTCACGTCAACATGCGCGAATGGAGGTGCGAGTGTCAGCACGGGTTGACCATTATCGAACGCGTACCGGCCACGTAGTTGCGTGTAGGTGACGACGGTTCCGTCTTCTGTTGCGACGCGAACCTGTGCGTCAGGCTGGAACACGAACGAACCGGACGTCCCGGCGTACTTCTGTGCTTGTTCGATCAATGAAGAACCCGGCTGCGCGGCCCCCTGAGCCGCCGCCGGAGCATCGATCATTTCTTGCGTTTCTTTCCATCGTGCAACGAACTTCTCAACGCCGTTCCATCCACTTTGCGTCTCTCCGGTCCCGCTGCAATTATTCCAGTGAAACAGCGGCGCGGCTAATTTCTCTTCCAATGCCCATCTAGGCATTTCGTCGAACGCCAATCTGAATGGCAGGCCGTGTGATTTCTCGTGCTCCAATAACGCGACGCGAGTGACATTGCACGGATAACATGTCGGCGTCTTGTACATCCAGACGACAGGCCGCAAGTCGTTCGAACCGACTTGTTGCGGCGTCTCGCGTGGTTCGAACGAGAACCGCGGCTTGTCATCAGCCGCGGTGATGGCCGCCGGAAGAATCAGCACAAGCAACAGGTAAGCGAACCGAGCGTGTCGCACACGCATCCGCCGAATAATTTCATCGAGCACATCTTGCCAGAGTCGCCGAATTCGTCTCACGCGAATACTCCTTGCCAAGAGAACTTACGTTTTGTGAAAGTTGGAAGCCCACTCACTCCCATCGCGCCGAACGGTGACGCGTGCAGTTCCTGATACAGCACGTCCGCGGCAATGATGATGCAGCCTTTGTCACCGTATGATTCGTCGTGCGAATTGAACACGATGAAAAACAGGTGTCCGCCGGAAACCAAATAACCGAGAACAGCGAGCGCGTGACCACCGAGAGTTGAACCGCCGGGACGACGTGTCATCGGGCCGCCGCGGTAGTCACGGAATCCGGTCGTCCACCAAATGCCGATCGACACACCGCCCTGAGCGGTGCCGATGAATCGGTGGATCGCATCAATATCCGTTCCGAGTTCCGCGACGGATTGCACGCGGTGCGACTTCGCGGCGGTCAACAACTCTTCTGGAACGTGCGAACTGAATTGCTCACCGCGTTTCCAGTACGGGAATTTCTGTTCGAGCACGCATCCAATTTCTTTCGCACCGAGCGCCCCGCCGCGGATCGACGCGCCAGCGTCTGGGCCGTCGTTCGTACCGTCCATCATGCGGGCGGCGAGATAAGAAAACCGGGCCGATAGGTCGATCACGTTTCGCGTTTCAATCCAGTGATCAAATTCCAGGCACTTGTCGATGCTGTTTCCGTCACACGAATTAAATTGCAACTGATTGTTGATCGACAAAATTCCGCGGGGATCGACGGTCTTCGGAAGTTCGGAATCGACCGCGGTACACACGGGACGCACGAGCGACGCGATTGCATCTGCGTGCTTGTCCTCTGCATCCGGGTTCCAACCTAGTCCGAATTCCATCGAATCCCCTTGGTTTCAGGATGGTGTCCTACCGATTAGACGAACGGGAGCTGGTCGCTCTCGTGCGGGGTTCGAACCCACATTTCCACCACTACTTCCCTCTGAGTCCCCTGGCCTGTTGCCGCTTCATAGTTTCGAGTTTTTTCGCATCGTATGGCCCGTCGCCGGTTTCACGGTCGAACGCGTCAACGAGCCCTTTGAATGCCTTTTCGCGCGCGGCTTTGTTACGCGGTGCCTCATCGTCGAACGCGTCCTGACAGTCGGTGTATTTTCCGGCCGCGGCTTTATCCGCTGTCACCGTCGCTTCCGTCGCCAGCCCTTCGGCAAGGTCCGGAATCAGCTTCGCCGCTGCCGACTCGATTACGGACGATGAAACGCTGTGGCCGTCGTTTGCGCGTTTGCTGTGACTCTCCGTGCCGCTTCGCGGAACGCATCCGCAGGCGAGCGTAGCAAATAAGAGACATTGGAAAATCCTCATTGATTCACCGCCTTCGCGTCGAACTCCGCAAGGTCGGTGACGAGTTCAAGCCCCTTACGATTTCCAGCCCTGGCAAACGACGCGGCGAGCTTCGCGATCTCCGGTGAGTTGGTTTCAGTCGGCGCGACTGTCTGCGACGGCGATTTGAAAAAACGAATACAAGCACGCACTGCCGCGAGAACGAACCAACCGATAATCAGAGAAGTGACATAGAGCACGTAATCCCACGGACCGGCCATAGAGCCTTCGACGTTCAGCCGGTCACAGTGCACAGCCGCGAACCAAATCGCGGCGGTGCCGGTGACACTGAGAACGAAATTGATTGCCGTGTATCGATTCATTATGACGCCGTTGTCTTTGATTGTCCGACAGAACAGATTTTGAAGTGCTCGTCCTGTTTCTTTGCGATGTCTTGCAAGTTACTGCGTATCAGCGAGCAGGTCTCCGTCTGCTGCGATAGGCACGCCGCAGTCGTGTCCATGAAATGAACCTGACGTTCAAACAATGGAACGGCGATTTTCTCTGCGAGAAACTTTCCGGATTTGTAAATGCCGTACAACATCGCCGCGAGAATCGCGACAGGCACACCAAGTTTGCTGGCGACGTCAACCCATTCCATCGCGAATGCGCTCCTACAGGGCGGATTCGATTTGTCCCAGCGCCACAACGGCCTCGGGTAGCGAGTCGTGATGCTCGGCCCCGAGATTCTGCACGAGGTGCACGAGTGCAATCACGTCCGGCAAGGCCGCAAATAATTTCGGGAATCGATCTTTGATCGCCGGGTATTTCTCGGCGATACCGGACAGTGCCGGCAGCGCTGCGGCGAGAACCGAAATCATAGACGGTCCGAAGGTTTTGAGAAGTGGGAGAATTCTGGACATTTGCCACAATCTTTCGAAAGATTGTGGCAAATGTCCAGAATTCTCCCACTTCTCAAAACCTTCGGACCGTCTATGATTT